AAATTATCCATATTATCTTCCTTGACGATTGTATTTCTTATAACTCCTTTTTTCATTTTTTGAAAGTCTTTTTTTATGTCTTCGTGGACGTTTACGAGGCTTTGGTCTAGGGACAAAATTTACAAATTTTCTTTTAGCCATTTACATACCATGCTAATAAAACAAATCTTTCACCCTCTTCAAGAATGCTTACCTTATGTTTTTTAGAAGAATTAAAAATACAAATTTTTCCTTTTTCGGGATTTATCTTATAATCTTCTACTGTGGTTATACCACCTTTATAATTATTATTTAAATAAGTTATAGTTGTTACATCATAGTAAATGGTATCATCATGCCAATCATGAGACTCACCAATAGGCCAATAGGCAAATTCAATATTTTTTAATTTTTTTCTTGGTTTTAATTTAATATATTTAATAATAATATTATGTATCATTGGATTATCATTGTATTTACTTAAATCCAATATTAATCTTTTGTTAAATTTGATGGAATCATTTAATTTTTTTTTACAAAAACTTATCAATTCATCACATAAATTAGGTTGTAAAAAAAATTCAACTTCTGTCATTAGCCATTTTCCTGCGATCGATCTATCTGCGCATAACTAATTATACCTTGTATTTCATTTGCGGTACCCGCTGTCATTTTAAGAATATCACTTTCTTCTAAAACTAAAGTTTGTGAAATAATATTTTCTATGGAGTTAGCTGGTATTGCTTTTCTATGAATAGCAAAAGTTGCCGAAGCTGAGCTATCAGTAACTTGCACAGAAAGATTAACAGGGCTACTAGAAGAATTATCAACTTGAATTTGTTTTATTAAACATCTAGCATTTGCAGGTGATGTTAAAACAGAAGTTGTTCCTGTTGTCGTTAAATCTATCCCAGCATTTTTATATTGAATTGTCATGATAAAAAGTAATTAAACGTATCTTGTTCATTTTTTAATTCTTGTTGATAAGAAGTATTTAACTTATCTTGCATCGTTCGTAAAGACTGACTTATCTGTCTTTGATTTTCTTCTGTATAAATTGGTGTTGGTTCTGGTATGACAATATCTACTCTAGCCATTATCTCATTCCATCTGGTTGTACATCTGCTCTAAAAGTTCCAAATCTCCAATTTTGTTCAGTTGATGTATTAGCTATTTTTAAACTTGCAAATCTAGCTCTAGCCCGAGTGTCTACTTTTCTTGTAGATGATGTTACTGTAAAAGGACCTAAAGGAGATGATGTTTCATTATCTGCAGGAAAATCTCTTAACAATATTGTAACCTGAGCATCGCCTTGTATTGTTTTAAAATCTGGTATAAATCTTCTCATACTTATAAACATTTGACCTTCACCCTCAACACTTAAACTAAAATCACCAGATTCAATAAATGCTGGTATAGCTGTTTTTGTACCAGTTGAATCTACATTATCCACTCCTCTTTCATGTGCATAATATTTTGTTGAGCCATTAATATTAGTCACACCTTGAATTACAGGAAAAGAGGGAGTGCCAGTTGAAGTAAATTCTGTAGCGTATGGATGATCATATAAATTTGCGTCTACCCAAGTTGTTCTTGATAATGATCCAGTTACCCAAGTCCCATCTTGATAATTAAAACATACATATCTGTCGTTAAAATTTGATCCAGATTTTGGATAATACCAACATAACTCTTCATAGAGACTATTTAAACCTGCATAAACAGACTCTCCGTTTTGATAATTAATACCTAAATTATTTCCGTTTTTTGTAGTAAAAACAAAATCTTCAACAGAGCATGGTAATGATTTTACTGTACCATCATAAACAAAAAATCCTCCTGCTTCTGCCATCCAGTAAACAGCACCATTTACATATTTAATGGAATGCTGACCAATAGCTCCACAATTTGATCCGACTTTTCTAATTGAAAATGTAAATGGTGGACCTACAAACTGCATTACGTATGCTGCATTATCAGTAAGAATAAATGTATAATCTTTACCTTGAACTGCCCCTACAATTTTTGTACCAGAATCTAATCTAAAAGTTCCTGCTGTATTAACTGATGTAGGTGTATAATCTGTAATATCTTCTTGATTTGAAAATCTGATAAACATTTTATCTTGAGTACCTGGAGAACCTATAGTTGTTTCTGTGCCGAGCATAATTAAATGTCTATCTCTATCAGATACTAAAGACATAACTGATGCAGTTGGAGCATTAGAGATTAATACAGCTCTTGTTGTTAAAGCGTTGGAATTTGAATTAATAGGATTCCATGAAAAAGATCTACCATTTTTAACAGTAGCAATTAATTGCTCACCAAAATTATCTAAAGACCAAGAAGCAGGATCAATTGAAAGTGTCTGTGATAAAGAAGCTTGACCCCATCCAGTAAAATATTCTACTCCTGCTCCACTGGAATGAGCAGATCTAGTGCCGGCTGTAGCTCTTGTTATCCCTGTTAAATCATTGCTTGATATTCCAGTATAAGAAATAAATTCTGCACCTACTTTAATAGTACCAGATGTTGGAAAACCTGTTGTAGACGCTAATGTTATAGAAGTACCAGATCCGCCAGTGCCTGCTGTGTCATCAGACAAACTTCCATTTAATGTACTAAACAATTGTTGGCCACCTCCCCATAAAGCCGTTCCCCAACCAAAACCATAAGTAAAACCTAGTGCTCCAACTTTCACGTAAGGATTTACAGTAGCGGATCCACTGCCGTTGACCGTGGTTCCAGCTGCGCTAGCCATGGTAATTGTAAATTCATCAATACCAGAAACACTAGTCACTTCAAAAGTATTAGTTTCAAAATCAGATGCAACATATCCTGCACCACTTGGTGGAGTCACTGAAGTGAATGTAAATAAATCACCTGCTTCTAATCCGTGTGCAGCTTTGTTTACTGTTACTGTGGCAGATGTATTAACTGTATCAAATGTGCATGAAGTTAAAGCAGTGTCTAATGGTGTTATATCAAAAAAAGAACCTTCATAATAAACTACTAATAATTTATTAGTTCCAATTGCAGCATATCTTCTACCATCTAAATCAGCCCAAATAAATTGTTCTCTAGCTGCACCCACTAAACTATCAGCTAATATTTGTTCCCAACCACCGATTTTTTCAGGAAGACCATATCTGAATCTTACAAAATCCCCATCCGTCCACTGACCTTCTGCTCCTGTCTGTGTAACTTGCTTATTAAATCCTGGTGCTATTCTTACTTTTGTTAATGGCATAATTTATTATACCTTAAAATATTTTACCTTTAAACCTATCTGTCATGAGTTTAAATCTCTTTATTTTTCCTCATCTCAGGTATAGGAAATCTTATACCATTTTCATGATAAATATTTTGAAAAAAACAAACTAAAGTTAGTCTGTCCTCTGATAGGTCATTACTTATAAAATTAGGCACATAATGATATTGATTTGAATCGAATATCAATATTCTATTATATTTAGATTTTACAACTATACTATCTTTAAATTGTTTATTATTTTCATATAACTTTCCATTTAAATTTTTAACATCTTTTCCAAGATTAGCTCTAATTTTAGAACTTAAGTTAATTATATTAGAGTTAAAATTTTTAGCCTCAACAATAGTGGTCCCTACATCTTCGTGTTTTGAAAGATAAATTATAGCGGTAAATAAATAGGGATCATCAAAATGCACCCATCCTTGTTTTAAATTATTTTTTGTATTTTGTTTTATTATTTGAAAGCTTGAAGCACATTGATACTGAATATTAGGTATAGAAGGAAATATAATCGATAATATTTTACTATTGACTTTACAAAAAAGAAGTTTGTCTATTGTATGAAGATGAGCAGATCTTGTGCCAGGCCAAGTTCCGTCTGATGATGGTTGAAATTTTAAGGTTTTAGCAAAATTTACTATTTCATCTGGATCAACAAAAAAATTGTCTGCTATAATTGTAGGAAACAACATAACTTATTCATTTTTTTTTGAAGTCTCTTTACCTTTAATCTCACTAAAACTTGTTGTTTTTATATTTTTAAATTCATCACTAAAGTTTTCTTGCCAATCAAAAACGATTTTTACTAACACATTACCGAAATGTTTAAAAGCAGCTGGATCAAGATAAATTTTTTCTTTCTTATTAATAATATCTATTTCATGTTTTTCAAAAATAATATCACAACCGCCATCATTAAATTGTTTAAATTTCATTTATTTTTGTACCCCCCAATATTTTCTACCATCCATTATTAAATTTTTATAATCACCATTTTTTTTGACATAATGTAAAAATGTTTGAGCATACCAATCACCTTTAAATTCTTCTCTATCATAATAAAAATTTTTTGAAAGAAAAATTAATGCATCACCTACATTTAAATTATGTTCTTGGTTTTCAAATTTTAATGGCCAAGGCGTTCCGTCGTTACCTAAATTTATCATAACACTAATTTCACATGAATCTTTATGTTTTTTAAAAGACATGTTAGAATTCAAAGTGTGCATCTTCCAACTTGAAAATGTCGGAAAAATTTCAAATCCTAATTCTTTTTCAACGTCCTTTTTTTTATTTATTAATAAAGACTCCATGATAGGGTCACCATAAACATAGGTATCAAGATTTTGATCATTTTCTTTATCAAACTGATTTTGATTTAATCTATGATATATTCTGCAATAATCTTTTAAAAGAGAACATTCTAAATTATTTAAAAAATTATTAAACTTTGCAAATTTATTTATCTTGCCCATGCTACAACTGAAAGCCTTTCTCCCTCTAAAACTGGTTTTACTGTATGTGGATATAAAAAAGATGAGGGCCAGACTATTAAACGATTAGATTTTTTTTCTATCGTGTGCTCGTTAGTTCTATCAGGATTTCGAAAACATAAATTTCCACCTTTGTAGTTATCATTAACAAAATAAATACAACTTAATGTTCTAGGTGTATTGTGTCCATCATCAACATGCCAATTATAGAAATTAGATGTATTATATTTTAAAATTTGTATGTCGTGAACATTTATGTCTAAACGAACATCAAGGTTTTGACTTTGTATATAATGCACACAATGTGTTGTAAAAATATGATGTAACAAGTTAAACCAATGTGCCTCTGTTAAAGATTCTTTCATGTTTGATAAAAATCTACCTTGCACTTTC